GCAACAAAATGAGTGAAGGCGTGTCATACAATCAGGGCGAGTTAACAGAAGAAACACGCAAAATGGTGTTGGAATCGTCAGCAATGGCAAACCACACAATGGCCATGTTCGGGCTAATTGACGACATTATGGCGGTCAGCAAAAACCCACACGCAAGCATCATCCAACGTCTAAAGACAATGAAAAACCAGTTGTCATTAGAAGACCCGATGCCGCTTTACGATGTGACTACACTCGACTTAGCAATCAAAGCATTACAAGCACATTCCTAACCGACAAGGGAGATTCCGACAATGAGCATTGCTCTGTTTATTACATGCGAAGCATGTGAAAGTCAAACAACCGTTACACGAAACGACGATGTTGAAGTAATAGGCAACCGAATTAAACAAATCGTGCGCGAAGTAGAAATTACTCGTGGCTGTTTTCATGTTTGCGTTGACGACAAACTGAAAGAGTTTGGTGTCGTATGAAAACGTGCACGATTTGCAAAGGCTCAATTGCCTACCCAGAGATCACAGGCAAAACACATTTCGTTTGTGACGGCCGTGTACCGGCACGAAAACCGTTTGCAGTTGGCATGGCATTATCGCAAGCGAGCGCCGACACCAAATGGACACCAGAAGAACAGCGCAAAGTCGACGCTGCGATTGTGCACGTTGCGCGCGCAAAAGGGTTCTTCACATCTGACGACATTTGGCAACACCTAGGCGACCAGTTTCCTGTCACTAAGGGCATCGCTGGACGGTTGAACGCAGCTGCACGTCGTGGCATTATCCGAAACACAGGCGAACTGGCATATGCACAGCGCGGTGGCGCACATGACCATGCACAACGTCTAAGCGTCTGGGCAGGCATCTAATGGGCTTTGATTTAAGCAACTACGAAACAGTCGAATCGCGTCTTGTTCGCTGGTGGGCTGCATACCCGAACGGGCGCGTGTACACGATGATGATGAACTACACAGGTGACGCTTGCGTGTTCTACTGCGAACTGTACGCCGACAAAGAAGACAAGGTGCCAGTCGCTACGGGCTATGCGGAAGAAATTAAAAGCGACCGTGGCGTCAATGCCACGTCGTTTGTTGAGAATTGTGAAACGAGCGCGATTGGTCGCGCAATCGCTAATTGCCCGTTACAGGCGCCTGCTAGTGGCCTTAGGCCGTCACGCAATGAGATGCAAAAGGTTGAGCGCCTAACTACACCACCGCAACCACAAGAGCATGTGCCACGTGGCGCGTTTGCTACACCAAAACAAATTGGTTACATCAAGAAACTGGCCAAGGACGGCGGTTATGACGATCTTCGACTATTGGAGTTAATCCAGCGCGAACTGAACAGCGACAAAGCCGTGTTAGAGCTGTTGAAATCACATGAAGCAAGCAAAATTATTGAGGTACTGAAATGACGTTAGAAGAACTGATTACAAACATTGAGCGCCTGCAGGTCGTGTATAACAGCATGGTTGACCCTGAACAGCACGAAGCAAGGCAATACGTGCGTTGGGCGATCAAGCACCTTGCAGACAAGACATACATGGCTGCGCTCTAATGAAACTTGACCCGAAGATCAGCGAAGCCGACTTTAAGGATGTTGTAATTAGCATCGCCAAGCGTTACGGCTGGCTGATTCATCATGACTTGCCGGCACAGAACAGTCGAGGGCGCTGGGCTACACATGTGCAGGGCGATGTGGGTTTTCCTGATCTGTTCATGGTGCACCCATTCCAAGGCGGTCGGCCGTTAGTGATTGAGTTGAAAGCAGAAAAGGGTAAGACAACACCTGGGCAGAAGGTTTGGTTAAAGGCGTGTGAGTTGGCTGGATGTCATGCAGCGGTTTGGAAGCCAAGTGACATGGAGTACATTCTCTACACTCTCAGCAATCCAAGAATGTAAAAACTTAATAACGCTGGTTCCCCGTGTGATTGATGCGGGGCTAAGTCGGGTGTCTAGACGCTCAGCCAGCATTCATGACCTAAGCCATTCGCTCGGCAGTTGGTGACACACGGCAACGTGGGTAGATCGGCGCGTCCCGAATCATGCAAGACGAAATGAAACGGGCAAAGCGTCGAGGCGAGCCGTAAACATAATCGGCTAGTGAGTGCAAAGGGAACCAGGTTGGGCAATCTGGTGGGTGGAGCATTCACACATCTCTTGACCTGCAAATGACATACAGTTAACAAACAAAGAAAGCACCGACATGAACCCGACAACAAACACAACCCACCAAAACCGAGGACAAGGCGCGCAAGCGCCGCGTCAGCGCAAGCGAAGCGCGCGAGCATGACACGCAAACTCACCGAACACGACACCACGATTTACAAGCAAGCGCGAGCAGAATTACTGCGCGACCAACCGCTGTGCCATTGGTGCAAACGAAACACAGCAACAGAACTAGACCACCTAGTCGAATCAGACAAAGGCGGAACAATAGAAGACGGATACGTTGCAGCATGCAAACCATGCAACAGCGCACGAGGCGCAACGTATCGCAATCGCAAACTTGCAAACGCAAAACAAAATCGGGAAAAAGCAATAAACGATTTTTTATATGCAAACGAAATGCCCCCGAGCCCCATCCATCATTTTGTCGCCACCAGCCCGAACCAGCCTGAACTGGCGTCAACTGGCCATGATCGGCCGAGACTGGAAACGATCAGCCCGGACTACGTCAGCTCATTCGGGGGACTTGTGGGGGACATGGCCCAGAAGGTTCTTGGCGTGACGCTCATGCCATGGCAAAAACACATACTTGAAAAAATGCTTGCAGTAGATGAGAACAATCACTTTGTTCATCGCTCAACGCTCTGTTCGGTGGCGCGCCAAAATGGAAAAACAACTGTCATTATGGCACTAATACTCGCTTGGCTAGTCGAGATGCCAAAAATACGCGGACAAAAGCAAACCATTGTTTCTGGCGCGCACCGATTGGATTTGGCTTGCTTGTTGTTTGATGATCTAGCACCAATTCTTGAGGAATACTACGGCGCCAAGATCGTGAAATCATACGGCCGTTATCAGGCCACAATGCCAGACGGCAGCAAGTGGTGGGTCAAAGCATTAAAGCCAAACCAAGGTCACGGCATGAGCATTGACTTAGTCGTGGTGGACGAATTATTTGACGTCAACCCCGATTCCGTTGAAGGCGGTCTGTTGCCGGCACAACGCGCACGCAAAAACCCGCTCGCCTGTTTCTTTAGTACTGCCGGCACCGAGGAATCTGTGCTGTTCCAGCGTTGGCGTGAGGCAGGCATTCGAGCAATTGACAAAGGCGAACCGTCCACGATGTACATGGCGGAATGGAGCCCAGACCCCAGCCTTGACCCGTTGCATCCGTCGTCTTGGGCGTGGGGTAATCCTGCGCTCGGTCACACGTTGGACATGGAAACAATTAGGCAAGAGTCAACTAACCCTGATCGCGCGAGTTTCTTAAGAGCCAGTCTGAACCTTTGGGTCAGCGTTGTGCGCGGGTGGATTGAGCCAGGGCGTTGGCCGTCATTGGAATACACAGGTGACATACCTAGCGGTGGCGTCGTGGCAATCGAGTCATCGCTAGACGACTCCCGATACAGCGCAACCAGATGCGTCAACCTGTCAGACGGTCGGGTGCTCGTCACCGTGGCGTTCATCGCCGAATCAATCACAGAGCTGTGGGAGAACGTGCAGGAACTCGCCAAAGACCCGACAATCAGGTTTGCATTGTCGCCAACCGTGGACGCAACCTGCCCGCCAAACATCGAGCGCCGCCGAGTCGTCGTTGGCTATGCAGAACTTGGACGGTTTACACCGCTTGCCAAAAACATGATCGCCGAAGCGCGACTATTGCACACGGGAGAAAAACTGTTAGCCGAACATGTCCAGCGCGCCGTTGCGGTTCGCACCGACAACACAATCGTGCTATCAAGCAAGCGATCACCTGGGCCTATTGAATTGGCGCGAACAATGGTCTGGGGTATCGGCATGTGTGCCCGTCCAGTTAACAGCGGAAAACCCATGCTTGTTGCAGTAAATAACTAAGATAAACGCGGCGACCGCACGCTCTAACCTTTTGTCGGAATCGGATTAGTCACGTGCGGTTGCCACCTATATGGCAGAGTGGTAACTATGGCGATTTTTAACAAAACCAAAAAAGCAGCAATAAGCCCAGCGCCAAGCAAGGCAGCTGCGGCTGGTGGCTTTGCACCGGGTTACTCATCGTCCAATGTTGGCGTCAACATGATCGGCCAGTACTACACCTACCGTGAAGGCGAAGCACGCAACGCGGCAATCAGCGTCCCAACAATCAATCGTGCGCGCGATCTTATGGCATCCGTTATTGGCTCAATGCCATTGAAAATGTATAACGAAATGTGGAACGGCGACGAAATGGAAAAGGTGTACATCGCGCCACGTTCATGGATACGCCGACCAGACCCAAATGTCAGTTTCCAATTCCTCATGAGCTGGACACTTGATGACCTCATGATGTTTGGCAGAGCGTTCTGGTACATCACCTCGCGCACCGCTGACGGCTACCCTGCCACGTTTACTCGATTGCCAGCAGGCTCAATTACCACCACCGACATGGCTGGCCCTGTGTGGTTCGCACCGTCGTCGCAAGTGTATTTTCAAGGCGGAGAAATTGACCCAGCAAACCTTGTGCAATTCTTGTCGCCAGCGCAAGGTCTGATTTACTCGGCACCTGGTGCAATTGAAACCGCTTTGAAATTAGAAGCTGCGCGCAATCGCAACGCATCGTCAAGCATTCCTGCTGGCGTATTAAAACAAACTGGTGGCGAACCATTAAGCGCGCAAGAACTTGCTGATCTTGCAAGTGCGTTTAATGCGGCGCGCGCAACCAATCAGACTGCTGCGCTTAATGAGTATTTGACATACACGGAAACAAACAGCACGCCAGACAAGATGCTCTTAATTGAAGCATCCCAATATCAGGCTTTGGAAATGTCGCGTTTGGCGAACGTGCCACCATATTTGGTTGGCGTGGCAACTGGCGCATACTCGTACCAGTCAAGTCAACAGGCGCGTGCCGATTTGTATTTGTTTGGCGTGAAATTGTATGCCGACGCAATCGCTGGTGCGCTGTCAATGGACAACGTGTTACCGCGCGGAACATATGTTGAATTTGATGCAGATGAATACCTAGAAGAAAACTTTATGGCCGACCGCATGGACGATGAAGAAGTAATTGTTAGAGAAAACACACAAGAGGAGTTAGCAAGATGATCAAACTAATTGCAGGAGAGTTCACACTTGACGCCGCCAAAGGCGACGCACCACGACGCACCATAAGCGGAACCGCAGTTCCATACAACGTGCCGGCAACAGTTTCGGACGGTACAGCTGTAATTTTCCGTCCAGGGTCATTGCCAGTCGAGGGTAAAGCACCGCGCCTATTTATGTACCATGACGCAAGCATGCCAGTAGGTGTTGTTACCGAGCGCGTGGACACCGAACAGGGAATGATGTTTAGCGCCAAGATCAGCGCAACCAGCCTCGGCAACGACGCTTTGGTCATGGCGCAAGACGGCACCATTGACCAAGTTTCTGTTGGCGTAAACCCAACCAAGTTCTCATACGACGAAGCAGGAACCATGATTATCGAAGCAGCGGATTGGACAGAGTTGTCGCTCGTTCCGATCGGCGCGTTTGGTGACATGGCCAACATCGCCAGCGTCGCAGCGAGTATCCACCAAGAGTCAGAACAAGTAGTGTTAAATGAAGAAGTAGTCCCAGAACAGGAGATAGAACCCATGTCAGAAGTAACCGCACCAGCAGTTGAGGCAACAATCCCAACCGCGCCAATTTTTGCACAAGCTAAAAAAGAGTTTGTACTGCCAACCGCAGGCGAGTTCATGGCCGCTTACCACATTGGTGGCGACACATTTGCAAACATGAACAAGGCTGTTGCTGAATACACAGCATCAAAGAAAACCGCATTGCAGGCAGCTGCGGGTGACGTGCTCACCACGGATACACCTGGTCTTTTGCCAGTTCCAGTTCTTGGGCCATTGGTGCAAGACCTGAACTTTATCCGTCCAGTAGTCGAAGCATTGGGCGCACGCGCTTATCCAGATGGTGGCGCATCAAAAACGTTCATTCGTCCAACGATCACCACGCACACCAGCGTTGCTTCACAAGCAAACGAACTTGCTGCAGCATCAGCAACCACCATGGTCATTGCATCAAACAGCGTGAGCAAAACCACTCTTGCCGGTCAAGTCACATTGTCTGTGCAGGACATTGACTTCACGTCACCTGCAGCAATGCAATTGATCTTGAATGACCTCATGGGCGAATACATGATCGCATCAGACAACTTCGCAGCAGACAACTTGCTCACCGCAGCAACATCGTCAGGCGTATGGGATTTGACCGTAGCCGACCTGCTTAAGTCCGTTTACGACAGCGCAGTTGACATCTCGAATGGCCGCAACTTCACCCCAACACACATGTTTGTTTCACCAGACGTATGGGGTCAACTCGGACAACTTGCAGACACAACTGGCCGTCCAGTATTCCCATTCATCGGCGCAGGCCTCACCGGTCAAAACGCACTCGGTGGCGGAAACGCAACATCATGGAACGGCAACCCACTCGGATTGCAGCTCGTAGTTGACAGCAACTTCGCAGCCAAAACCATGATCATCACCCGCGTAGGTCAAGGTTCAGGCGACGCATTTGAGTTCTACGAATCAATCCGTGGCTTGATGAGCGTTGAAGTACCTGCAACCCTTGGTCGCACAATGTCGTTCCACGGATACGTCAGCACCTTTGCTGCAATCGGTGGCATGATTCGCAAGATCACCCAGGCTTAGTAGAAAGGCGGCTTAACCGCCATGGCTACTTACACAGTTACTAACAAGTACCTGATTGACAACTTTGCCGTACTGCAACTTCTGACCCCCAGCGAGATTGCAGTCGGCAGTTCAATCGTTGTTGCATCGGTGGATGCGACCTTTAACGGCTCGTATGTCGTCAGGGCACTTCCCCAGTATTTATTCTTAGGAGTCGATACGCAGGGCGATCTGCTTTACGACTATCAGGTGCCAATTGCCGATCAGGTGCTTTACGCCAAGACCGCAAGCGATGTCGAGCGTGTCGCCGCGTCTGGCACCGTTTCGTATGACCCTGTTTGCACTTGGGTGACGGCCGCGCAAGTCATGTCTTACCTTGGCATCACCATTGCCAACCCGTCAGACGATTACACGTTGTTGACGCAATCCGTGTCGGCTGGCAACCAGTTCTGTTATCGCAGGCGTCAGGAGAGCGGCTATATCGACTCTCTAACGACCTCACCGGGTGGCGACGTCACATTGGGCACTTTAATGTATTGCGCCGCTTTGTGGCGCTCTAGGGGCTCAATAGAGGCAACCTACGCCACGTTTGACGGCATGGGCTCGGCACCACAGCAAAGCCTGACCCCAATCGTCAAGCAGCTGCTTGGCATTCCACGTCCAGCGGTTGCCTGATGTCGTACACCGACCTGTTTAACGAAGCCATTGACGATGTGACGGCAACGCTCACAGCTGTATCAGGTCTTCGAGTAATTAACGACCCAACCAAACTTGTGCCTAACTCGGTTTATTTGGACGCGCCAAACTTCACTACTTTTGCTGGCAACGGCAACATTGTGCGCCTTGAGTTTCCGATCAAGGTCATTGGTTCTGGGCCTGCAGGTCTGCCGGTGCTCCGCTCAATCTTGAGCATTGTTGCAAGTGTGCTCAATTCGCCGATCATTGTTATGGCTGGCCGTCCGTCAAGCCTTGAAATCGGTGGCGCGTTGTACCCGTGTTATGACCTTGATTGCGCTATCCAAGCCCAGACCGCATAATCCACTACTACCGAATACAAATCATCTACTATCAGAACAGAACTTAAGGAGCACTAATGGCAACTAGCACGTATCTCTCAAACCCAGTCGTCAAGGTCGGCGCCGCAATCGGCTCCATTGTTGACATCACCGATCAGGTGAGCGCAGCAACATTGACCGTGACTGCAGAAGCACTCGAAGACACCGCATTCGGCTCTACGTCACGCACGATGACCGCAGGATTGTTCAGCAACTCATTGACCTTGACCGTCTATGCCAGTTATGCATCAAGCGAGTCCTATGCGGTTTTGTCACCACTCCTCGGCACAAAGTGCACAATCAAAGTAAACCCAACTAGCGCAGCAGACAGCGCAACTAACCCTGGCTTTATTTTGACCGACACTTACTTGGCCAGCATTCCAGTTGTAAACGCATCGCTCGGCGAGTTGAGCACCTATGAAATTGAGTTTCAGGGTGGCGTGTACAGCGTAGATACAACCGCATAATCAACGGCTCCAAGCCGACATAGGAGAAACATGAAAATCAAGTTGCAGTTAAAGCGCACGCCTGACGGCGCGCCCGAGTATTACTACACCAACCTGTTTGTGGTTACGGAATGGGAACGGCTTGAACGTCGCAACATTCAACAGCTCTCCGCAAACCCGTTGTACTCGGATTACGCCTGCTGGATGCACACAATTCTTAAGATCAAAGGCGAGCAAGTTGGTGACAACTGGCGCGAATGGTTAAGCAAAAACCCTGACATCGACATTCTGCCGGTACTGGATGAGACAGACCCAAACCCTACGGACGCGGCACCTACCGCCGCCAACTAGCAGAGGTACTGGTCGCGGTCGGTTGGTGGCCTAGCGACATTGCGTTTGACTCACGGGACTTAGCAACGGTCATTAAAGTGCTTAACGAGGCAAACAAAAAACGGAGATAACGTGGCGGAAGTATCAGCAAGGATTGAGGTTGTCGGGCTTAAAGATGCTTTAAAGACGCTAAACAAAATTGATAAATCTTTGCGCCGTGAAATCACCAAGGATTACAAGAAGATTGTTCAACCTGTTATTGACGACGCGAACAAGCTTGTGCCCTCGAATGTCCCGTTATCTGGTATGGCGCGCAATTGGAGCACTAGATCAGGGTTCAAGATGTTGCCTTGGATTCCAGGCATGAAACAAAAGATCGCTGCCAAAATTAACACGCGAAACATCAAGGAATACGGTGGAAACAAGTCAAATGTTGGCACGTTTGTCATTCAATGGCAGGGCGCTACTGGAACCATGTTCGACACGTCAATGGAAGGGCCATTAGGTCGCGCTTTAACTGCACGTTATGGCAGTCGCTCGCGAGTAATGTGGAAAGCGTACGAGCAACGCCAAAACGATGTCATGTCCGAAATGGAGCAGTTGGTGAAGCGCGTCATGAGCGAAGCGAATAGAGAGACTGCATAATGGCAATCAATATCCCGATCATCAGCGAGTTTGACGGCACAGGGGTAAAGAAGGCTGTCAAGCAATTCCAGCAACTTGAGACTGTTGGCGAAAAGGCACAGTTTGCAATTAAGAAAGCAGCGATTCCTGCAGCTGCCGCGCTCGGCGGTTTGGCTGTTGCCCTTGGCGATGCCACACGCGCTGCTATGGAAGATCAGCAGGAGCAGGCGGCGTTAGCGCTTACTTTGCAGAATGTGACTGGCGCTGGCGCTAAGCAGACCGCACAAATTGAAGATCAGATCAGCGCGATGTCTCGAGCGTCTGGCATTGCTGACACCGAGTACCGCAAGAGCCTTGAGGCTTTGGTGCGCGGTACAAAAGACGTTGACCTTGCCATGAAAGATATGAACCTTGTCATGGACATAAGTACAGCCACCGGCATGGACAGCGCCAGCGTCGCGGACGCATTGGCAAAGGCATATCAGGGCAACTTTAAGGCGCTCCGATCATTGAGCCCAGAAATGTCAACGATGATTAAAGAAGGCGCAAGCCTGAACGAAGTCATGGATGTGCTTGGCGGTACGTTCGGTGGGGCAACCGCAACCGCAGCAGACACCGCTGCAGGCAAAATGAAAATCCTGTCTAACTCTATTGGCGAAACAAAAGAATCAATCGGTGCGGCGCTATTGCCAGTAGTTGAGGCCGTGCTCCCAATCTTGAACAAGTTTGCTATGTGGGCACAAGACAACCCAAAAGCATTCTTGGCTATTGCTGGCGCTATCGGTCTAGTTGCAGCTGCAATCGTGGCAACAAACATTGCTATGGCACTTAACCCGTTTGCCCTGATCGCTGCAGGCGTAGCGCTATTGGTTGCCGCGTTGGTGGTTGCTTATAACAAGTTTGAGTGGTTCCGCACAGGCGTCAACGCAATCATCAACGGCATACTCGGCGCATTCGAGTCGGTGGTCAACGGTGCAATCATGATGGTTAACGGCATCATCCGCGCTTACAACGCAATACCAATTGCGCCAGACATTAAAACCATTCAGCACGTCAATTTGCCGTCGCTAGGTGGCACAGCAACACAGGTCGCTAGTCGCATGAATTTGCCGCGCATGGCCGAAGGTGGCATCGTGTCAAGCCCTACGCTTGCGCTGATCGGCGAGGCAGGCCCAGAAGCCGTAGTGCCATTAGATCGCATGCAAACAGGTGGCGGAATAACAATCAACGTCACAGGCGGACTCGCTACAAGCGCCGAAATCGGTGAATCGGTTGTTAACGCTTTGCGCGCCTATTCGCGTAGCGCTGGGCCGTTGCAGTTACAGGTGGCGTAATGCCAGGCACAGCCGTAGTCAATTCAGGCAACTATGACCTGAAAATTGCCACGGGTTTTCAGGTTGACGCATTTGTGCTTGATGATGCGGTTAAAGGCGTTTTGGCTGGTTACACCACCACAACAACCCGCACCAACGTAATGGGGAATCCAAACTTTGAAGTTGACACTTTAACTTGGGGGTCAATCCAAACTTCAGGTTTATCTTCAATTGCTCGCATAACAACAGATGCCTACATAGGGACAGCATGTTTGCAGGTCACTAAAGGAACAGGACGAACTGAAACTTTAGAGGAAACAGCAATCGGAACTGTTGTTGCTGGTAATTCGTACACAATTAGCGGTTATATGAAAGTCCCTATTGGTAACGAAACAATGACTGCTGGTTGTCGTGCATTGTTCTTCGACGCATCAAACACACAACTTGGAAGTTTTGTTACTGGAACAACTGCATCTTTGACAAGCACTTCAGGCTGGGTGCGTTTTTCTGTCACAACAACAGCACCAGCAAACAGTTCTTATGTTCGCGCGTACTTTGGACAAACTTCTGGTGCTACGGCAGGACAAATATTTTTGCTTGACGCTGTGCTGGTTGAGCAATCCTCGTCAGCCCTTCCTTATTTTGATGGTACTTATGCTGACACCTATACGGGTTACACGCTGACCAGTCAACAATGGAACGGCACAGCAAACGCATCAACCAGTACAGCCACATGGGGACTAAACACAAGCTATATACCAAGCAACTATGTGCTGGACGGCACCACCGAGTTCGCCAGCGTCATGGACTCCGCCACTCGAATCACCGTCAAGCGTGGCAGGCGTGACGTGGGCGATCAATTTAGCGCCGGCACAATGACATTCACGATTCAGGACGTGGACGGCATATTTAACCCGTTTGACCAAAACAGCCCTTACTACGACACGCCGCAATCTAAACCTGGGCTTGCCCCATTGCGCGCCGTACAGCTCATCCGCTACAGCAACACCAATGTGCCCGAATCATTGTTCAGCGGTTATGTCGTCAACTATGACTACAACTTTGCGCTCGGCGGATTAGACACCGTTACCGTGTATTGCGCTGACCAGTTCTACCTGCTCGCACAAACCTATCTAGACGAACTAAACGTCACGCCAGAAACATCAGGCGAACGCATAGAAACAGTCCTAGACCTACCAGAAGTAGATTTCCCAGCAGGCTCTCGAAACATCGCCACAGGCACCGTAAACCTTGGTCACGACAGCGCCTACACCGTGCCGGCAGGAACAAACGTGCTGCAATACCTCACCCAAATTAACGACACCTCAGAGTTCGGCAGATTGTTTATGTCACGCGCGGGGGTCTTGACGTTCCAGTCGCGTGTGGGCAATACGTTAAGCGCGCCAGTAGCCGATTTTCATGATGATGGCACAGGATACAAGTTTGATGGCGTAGGTATCAGTTTTGAGGCTGACTCGGTAATTAACAGATCAGTCGTTACAGGCTTGGACGGCGACAGTTACACGGCAACGGACGCTGGCTCAATTGCCACATATTTTATTCAAACGTCAAGCATTACGAACAGCCTGTTACATGACGCTGGCGAGATTCAAACTGCAGCCGAATATCTGCTAAACCCAGAGCCCGAACCGCGCTACACGTCCGTGGCAACAAAGTATTTGATGCTGACAACAGCCCAAAAAGACACGCTCGCCACCGTAGATATTGGCGACACAATCAGCATAGAAAAGACGTTCCCTAGCGGTGCTGGTACAACCCAATTTGCGCAAGAGCTTTCGGTTGAGGGCATCGAGCATCGGCTGGATTTCAGCACAGGCCACAGCATCCTGTACAGCACAGCGCCAACAACAATTGTTTACCAGTTAATTTTGGACGATGCCGTGTATGGCACCATTGACACCACAAATGTTTTAAGATAGGAGACACTATGGCCGCCAAATGGACAAACTTTGTTGCTGGAGCTGTGCTCACCGCGCAGCAACTTAATGACGTACTTGACAATTTTCAAGACATTGCAATTTTTAACGAAACACAAGCATCTGGAACAAACGGTGGAACACCTGTTACCTCAACATGGACAAAACGCACATTAAACACCACCCAAGTAAACAGCATTACTTCATGCACATTGACTTCAAGCGTTGTCAGTTTGCCAGCAGGAACTTATCTTTTTGAAGCAAAATGCCCGTCTTACAACCAAGGCGCAAGAGGTCGCATACAGAACACGACCGCTGGCACAACTCTTGTGCTTGGTGTAAACCAATTTGTTGGTCTCGGTACCAACAGCACCGCGCCAAATGATGTAGTTGGAATTGCAACGCTAAGCGTAACAAGCAACATTGAATTGCAGTATTACACAACCTTAAGCAACGCAAACGTGGGACTGGGCAACGCACAATCCTTTGGTGTTAGCGAGGTTTACAGCAACTTAAAGATTGTGAGAATTGCATAATGGCCACTAAAGCACAAATAAACGCACAGATCGGCAACGCAACACGCATTTTGGCGCCGGGTACAACATGGCGATATAACGAACCAGGTGACGGCTATTACTGTTTGGAGTGGATGGACGACCCAGCCTTACAGCCAACAGAAGCTGCAACCATGGCCGAAGCAACTCGACTGGCAAACGAACCACAGCCAGAAGCCTGATGAAATGGCAACTGAAATTGTGGTTTCTATCATCGGTGGCTGTTTCCTTGTATTGGTGGCACTCATTGGCAAAATCGGCAGCGACAACAAAAAAGACCACGGCAAAGTCCACCAAGTCCTTGGTCGAATAGAACAAAAGATTGACCATCATGTTGAAAATCACCAGTAAAGACAAAGCAATGTTTGCCAGTTATGCGCGCTCGGTCGTTGGCGCGCTTATTGCTGTTTACTCGACTGGCACGACAGACCCACGTGACTATGCAAAAGGTGCAATTGCAGCAATTATTCCACCATTGCTTCGCTGGGTAAACCCTAAAGACGCAGGCTTTGGACGTGGCAACAGCCAAAACTAACCCCAACGCACGGCCATACACAGGCAACAGCGACGGCCCATCAGCAGGCCCACGTGCCGGCATGAACGAATGGATTAAGCAAGCGATTGCTGCATCAAATAACGCTGTTTGGAATAACGGGTCTTGGGGTGTGCGCGACATGCGCGGTAGCGCTGGAACCTTGTCAGTTCACGCGACGGGCAGAGCTGTTGACTTGTCGTATCGCAAAAGCGAAAGACACGCACAGGCCAGTCGTAAAGGCGCGGTGTCTTTTATTGACATTGTTGTCGCTAACGCAAACACGCTTGGCGTTGAGTGCATCCTCGACTATTTTCCTGCACCGTACGGGCGCGCATGGCGTTGCGATCGTCAGGCATGGAAGAAATACAGCAAGCCAACAATTCACGGCGCACCAGGTGGCGACTGGTTCCATATTGAGATAACCCCACAGGCCGCCGACTCGGTGATCTTTGTAAAAGCCGCATTCTTAAAGGTGTTTGGGGAAATCCCACCTAAGGCTTGATCTATGTTCTAGGGTCGGAGTACCGACAAAAGGACAGGCAATGACTGAACCGCAGATAGTTGATTACAGCGTCTATACAGGAGTGATGGACAACGGCCAAGAAATCTTGGTGCAGATATTTTCTAGCCCAGAGTCGGGCAAGTTCCTAATGGGACAAATTGCATTCAGATCGCACGCATCTAGTTGGGGCGTGCCCATACCTTTGGAGAAACGATGAACTACTTTGCAGAGAAAATCATAGGGCTAGTACTTTGTACCGTCTTCGGCTTTACGGTCGCTGTAGGGGCTCCTGACGCGTCTGGTAGCCCGTCTGGGACTATCGCCCTAGCGCCATATTTGATAGAACCCAGCACCACGACATCCAGCACGTCGTCCACAATTTACATTGACCCGTACACGTCAGCTTGTAAGCAATTCAGCGCGCTAGGCGTAAACCTTGGTTGGCCTGCCGATCAGCGCACCGTGCTTGAATCAATCATGTTCCGCGAATCACGCTGCATACCAAACGCTGTAAACAGCGACGACCCAAACGGTGGCAGTCGTGGGCTAATGCAAATAAACGGATTTTGGACACCATGGCTTATTGATGCCGGCATTATCACTAGCCCAAAAAACTTGTTACAGGCTGATGTTAATTTGCGCGCAGCGTTAGCAATTTACAATTACGGGGTCGAGCGTCACGGCTACGGCTGGGGCCCATGGAGTGCAACAAAATGAGTGAAGGCGTGTCATACAATCAGGGCGAGTTAACAGAAGAAACACGCAAAATGGTGTTGGAATCGTCAGCAATGGCAAACCACACAATGGCCATGTTCGGGCTAATTGACGACATCATGGCGGTCAGCAAAAACCCACACGCAAGCATCATCCAACGTCTGAAGACAATGAAAAACCAGTTGTCGTTAGAAGACCCGATGCCGCTTTACGATGTGACTACACTCGACTTAGCAATAAAAGCACTACAAGCACATTCCTAACCGACAAGGGAGATTCCGACAATGAAAACCTGCACAATTTGCAAAGGCTCAATCGCCTACCCAGACATACAAGGCAAAACACATTTCGTTTGTGACGGCCGTGTGCCGGCAAGAAAACTTGCGCCATTCATTCAAGGGATGTTGGCGTCACAATCGTCTGCGGATGCGCGTTGGACACGCGATGAACAAAACAAAGTTGATGCAGCGATCTTGCATGTTGCGCGCACAAAAGGGTTCTTTACATCTGACGACATTTGGAAGCACCTCGGCGACCAGTTCCCTGTTACCAAAGGCATCGCAGGACGATTGAACGCAGCTGCGCGTCGTGGTCTAATTCGCAACACAGGCGAACTGGCATACGCACAGCGCGGTGGCGCGCATGACCATGCACAGCGTCTAAGCGTTTGGGCAGGCATCTGATGAGCGTCCTGCGAAGTTTTATCTATGAACAGTTTCCAGCAATTGATCGGTATGGCGACCCAATAAAAGACTGCATAAATTCTCTGCATGTTGCTTCGGCTGGATTTCTTGGTGATGGTTTTCTACATATCAGCATTGAAGAAGAATGGAACAAAGACATAAAAAAATCCTACGAAACCGAGGTCAATTTGACTTTACAACAAGCAAAAATTGTGCTTGAAAGCATAAAAAAATGGGTTGATTTTGAGGAAAGCAAAATAAATGGGATTTGATCTAAGCAACTACGAAACAGTCGAGCAACGCCTAGTTCGCTGGTGGGCTGCATACCCGAACGGGCGTGTGTACACGATGATGATGAACTACACAGGTGACGCTTGCGTGTTCTATTGCGAACTATATGCAGACAAGGACGACAAGGTGCCAGTCGCTACAGGCTACGCAGAAGAAATCAAAAGCGACCGCGGTGTCAACGCAACCTCATTTGTTGAGAACTGTGAAACAAGTGCTATTGGTCGCGCTATTGCGAACTGCCCGTTACAGGCGCCTACTAGTGGCCCTAGACCGTCACGCAATGAAATGCAAAAGGTTGAGCGCCTAACTACACCACCGCAACCACAAACGCATACACCGTCTGGCGCATTTGCTACACCAAAGCAAATTGGCTACATCAAGAAACTGGCTAAAGATGCTGGCATGGACGATCTTCGACTGTTGGAGTTAATCCAGCGCGAACTTAACAGCGATGAAGCCGTGTTAGAGCTGTTGAAATCACATGAAGCAAGCAGAATCATTGAGGTACTGAAATGACATTGGAAGAATTGATTACAAACATTGAGCGCCTGCAGGCCGTGTATAACAGCATGGTTGACCCTGAACAGCACGAAGCAAGGCAATACGTTCGTTGGGCAATTAAGCACCTTGCAGACAAGACATACATGGCAGCGCTCTGATGAAACTTGACCCAAAGATCAGCGAAGCAGACTTCAAGGATGTGGTCATTAGCATCGCCAAGCGTTATGGCTGGTTGATTCACCATGACTTGCCGGCACAGAACAGTCGAGGGCGTTGGGCAACGCATGTGCAGGGCGATGTGGGGTTTCCTGATCTGTTTATGGTGCACCCGTTTCAAGGCGGTCGGCCGTTAGTGATTGAGTTAAAGGCAGAGAAGGGCAAGACAACACCTGGGCAGAAGGTTTGGTTAAAGGCGTGTGAGTTGGCTGGATGTCATGCGGCGGTTTGGAAGCCAAGTGATATGGAGTACATTCTCTACACTCTCAGCAATCCAAGGATGTAAAAACTTAATAACGCTGGTTCTCCGTGTGATTGATGCGG